AAAAAGATTTAGAAGCTGCCAATACTTTTATAGACGGTGTGCCCAAAGGAAATATGGTCAGTCCACAAGTCCAGGAATTGTACATGTTGGTTGAATACTTATCAACTAATGTAGAAAAATTAAAAGAACAAATGGAAGCTGAGATACCTCTTATACTTAAGAATGAAATGGTCATACAGTTTCATGAAGAAAGATTAATAGATTTAGAAGAAAGAAAGAATGGAAACCATTAAAGTTGTATTTGCTATACTTATGATACAGAATGGTTCTATTGTAGAAATGGTGCCTACGAAAGGCATGAGTGATTGTTTAAAAACTAAACGTATTGTTGCCAGAAATATTGGTGAAGATCAAGAAGGTATTTACATGCAATGTAAAGAAGTAAAAGCAGAATTATATGAAGATATGGGAAGGTTAAAGATTAAAAAACTATATGACTAAAAGTATTATAATAGCTGTAGTAATTACAGTATGTATGTTGTGGGGCTTTAGTGCTTTGATGAATTCTGCTATGGCAGATGTAACTGGTGCTGGCTCTACTACCAATACACAAAACACTACTGGATCATCAGCTAGCAACACAGCAATTACAGGTGGCTATCATAGTGAGGCTACAACTAATTATCAAGATGGTTCATCTTCTAATTCAACTACAAATAACAATACTACAAATACTAATAACAGTTATACTGGTGATAGTAGAGTAGTGCCTTCAGCTTCTGCACCTAGCATATCGGCTATGTCACAAGATTTATGTGTGGTTGGAGTGTCTGGTGGCATTCAAAAGTTTGGATTAGGTGCCAGTGTTGGCATTACAAAACGTGATATGAACTGTGAAAGAATGAAACTATCTAAATTATTATATGATTTCAATATGAAAGTTGCAGCTGTATCTATACTATGTCAAGATGCTAGAGTGTTTCAAGCTATGGAACATGCAGGAACTCCATGCCCATTCCAAGGTAAGATTGGAGATGCCGCTAGAGAAGAGTGGAATAAGTATGATAAACAACGACCAGATTATGAAGAATATGTGGCAGCATTACGTTACATGGAAAGAGTAGACAATAAAATAACACAACAATTAGAAGCAGAGGATGCCCCTGACGATGCTCAAATTATTACAGATAGTAACGGTAACATTATTAAGCTCGGCAATAACTAAAGCAGACACAGTAATAGTTATACCAGATACCCCAAATGTAGGAGATACAACCACAGTTACAACTGTCACTACAGGTAATCCTGTAACGACTAACAATTTACTTTCACAAGATTGGATTGATGGTAGCTGGGTTGGCACAATGTTTCCTGACTCATCAGATATAAATGAGAATACTTGGTTGACTGGTAAAGATGGCAAGTATGCAGAGACTACACTAAACTCTGAAGATTATGTAACAATAGAAGAGTTGCAACAAGGATTTACATCTAGCTTTGGTGCACAAATAAGATGGTGGAATAATGTTGAGTCTACTGTAACCATGACTCAATCTATTAGTAATGGTATCGACAGCACTACACAGAGCACAACTTTTGAAGACACAACAAACTCTAGCTATCAGGTAAATCCATACGGCAATACTTTAATAATGAACCCTGATGCCGATATGACGCATGGCACTGCAACATATAGATTTGATTTTAATATACAGGGTAATAAAAACTATAACGGAGGCCATGCAGGTGTCGATGTACGAGATCCTACAGCAGTCATAGATTATACGGCACTTAGTTCTACTACAGTTACTACAGTAGAATATTGTTGGCAAAAGAATCCACCAACGTGTCCTGGACAAGACGAGATAGATATTGTTGAAGACATTATAGATGACATTGATACTATTATTTATGATATACCTGATGATTTCTTTGATCCAGAGCCTATACCAATAGAGATTGACTACTCATTCAATCCTGATTTGTTTGAAGAAGAAGAGTTTGATATACAAGATGACTATATAATAGCTGACGAATTTTTTTTTGAAGACGATTACTATCAAGATGACTTTTACGAAGACATTGAATTGGCATACGTTCCTGAAACAAGTATCGACATGGATATGGATGTAGAAGTGTTTGAAGAAATGCCACTTATAGAAGAAGTTTATGAAGCGATACCTGAAGACATGTTTGCAGAAGAATTTACAGAAGACATGCAAGAAGAATTTATTGAAGATGTTGAAGAATATTTTGAGGAGGATATAAATGCCAACGTTATTGAAGATCCTATGGAAACAGGATCAGGTGCTGAACTTGCAGAAGGAACTACAACCATGGATGCCGATGAGGAGTTTGTTGAAGTGGCTGAAGAAGTTATTGAAGAAGTTATTGAAGAAGAGCCAACAGAAGAGATAGCAAGTGAAATTGAAGAGCAACCCAGTAGCGAAGAGCCTATTGCAAACGAACCAGAACCAGCAACAGAAGTTGCCGAACAAGAAGAAGCAATCGAGGAACCAGTTAAAGCAGAACCTAAAGGAGACATGGAAATTGATTTAGATGTTAAGGTTGCAAAACTTGAAGAGGCTATAAAATCTAAAATAAAAGATGTGTCTCAACAAGTAAATGCTACACTAACCGTTGTAAATGAAATAGTTAGTCGTGAGATGATATCACAACAACCTGACATGTCATCTTACTTTACTGCTAACTTAGCATTGTTTGATACAAGGCAGTTACCATCTGGCAATCAAGATTTCTTTTTACAAAGTAGCCTTGATAGCTACAGCAAACCTATTTATGTTGCACAAGCAAACATAGCAGGTACAGATCCAGTTGTACAGTATCAAATTAAAGTACAAAAAGCAAAAACAAAAACAGATAACGCATATAGAAAATTAAAGGAGTTATTAAATGCAAGGAATGTTCAATAAATTATCAGCATATGCCGCACTTATTGGTGTGATTGGTGCCATCGGTGGTGGCTTCATGGCATGGGGTGAGTTTAATAATCGTATAGCACAGCTAGAGAATAAAGAATTTATAGTCAATGAGACTGTAGATCTATCAGGAATCATTAAAGAAATAGAAGCTATTAAAGGTGATATTAAAATTAATGGTGCAGCATTAGAGTATCTTGATGCAAAGATAGAAGAGATAAAGGCTTTGCAATCAAATCCCCTGTTAAATTAGGAGTATATATGGTAGACACATTAGCACCAAAAAAAGTATTTAGCCAAAGAGATCTGGATAAAAGTTTAGTATCTGCATCTCCTACTACACAAAGTATTTTATCTCCATCAAAAAGTGTATTAGAAAGTTCTCCTAATCCTACTACTCAAAATGATTTACTAAGTAAGCCACAATTAGATTATGTCATAGATCAAAATGAAATATTTAATATGATGCAGAATGTAAAAAAACAATCTCAAGCTATGGTTAGTGAAACAAATCAAACTGTTAGATCTTCTGAAGAAATTACAAAAGAGAAACAAACAGGAGAGCGTGCACAAAGAGAAACTCCTCAAGGTCAAGGATTAGTTATGAGACCTGTAGAATATGCAGCTAATGGGGTTAAGGACAAAGAAGTAAGTGGTCCAATTTTAGTTGGTGAAAAAGGGGCAGAGCTTGTAGTGCCTACTGGAGAAGGAAAGGTTAGTATATTAGATGCAAAAACTACAAATGGACTTATGCAATACCCAGGTTATGATGATGAAATGATAACTACAAAAGAAGTTGCTCCAGAATTAAATAAGCCAATGTTTAAAAAGAAAGAAAAAGAAAAAAACTTTAGAGGTGGCAGTAAAAATTTTAGAAATCAAGAAGAATTTATTCCTATAACACGAGCAGATGAAGACGAAAATTTTCTGGACTATATGAAAAGTGTGGAAAATCCAAAGCTCTCATCTGGAAATTTAAAAATGCTTAAGCATAAGTCAGCAGAAGGCGGTCAAGATACTGTTGGATATGGGCATAAACTTACAGATAAAGAAATTAAAACTGGTAAGATATATGGGTATGATATAGACAGTCTAACATTAGAAGATGTAAATGAAATTTTAAAATTAGATTTAAGTAAAGCCTACGCATCACTATCAGAAAAATTTGGAAAAGATTTTGCAGACCTTGATGATAGAAGAAAACAAATGGCTATAGATTTTCAATTTAATTTAGGAGGGTTAGAAAAATTTCCTATATTTACTGAGGCTTTATTTGCTGGTGATGAAGCTATCATGAAAAAAGAATATGAGAGATCTTTTGAAGACCCACGATCTGGTGAAATGAAACTTTTAAAAGATAGGAATAAAAAATTTAGAAGAGAGTTTCTTGATGCTTACAGCCAGTCTCTAATGGGAAATACAATAAGAAAAGCAGAGAAAGGTGCATCAGGAGTAGACATAGGTAAGGCAGAACCAGCAGGATTCTTTTTTAGAAATCCTAGGACTCCAGATAAACCATCTGGTCTAGAACAATTGTTTGGGTTTATGTCTAAAGATAAAGATAAACCTTTAGGCGGATCTCCTGGTGGATCTCGTGTCAATAGTATAGTAGAAAATCCAGTATCTTTACCGACTGATGAAAAAGAACCATTTGATCCTAATAAATTATATGATCCTGATAGTGTTACTGGTATTAGTATAGATTATTTTTATGATAATTTAGAGGAAATGGTTGAGTACTCTCTTAAACAAAAGATGGGAGAAGATTACAACCCTACTTTTGAAGAGAAGCAAGCCGAGAGAGAAGATCTTATGGGTAGATATGATGCATATTTTGATATGCAATTACAAGATACTGATGAAGAAGTGGAAAAAAGAAATTTTGATGAAAGAAATGAAGGAGACCCAGGCTATATAACCGGGGTCTAATTCTTTACTCTTTAATCTTATAGGGATCTGTACTTAGCTTCGGAACTTTGCCTTCAAATTTTTCACCTGCTAATATACTTTCTATATTTTTTTGTAGATAAGTTACAGCAGAACCTATGATAGAATCTTTAGTAAAAGTTTCTGCTATCTCTTTAAGACTACATCCATACTGTAATAATAAAGATACTGCTTTACCAGATGCTCGGAGCTCTCTATCCAAAGTACTTTCATTTGGTTTTATCTTAACCCAAATAGCCATAGGTGTTATGCCTTGTGCACTTACTGTGTAGTCTACAATAGCTACAACTCTTCTGTCGTCAATGTCCATACGGACTGTATTACTTCTCATTCTATTTGGTACCTCTAATCTTGCCACGTTATCCATTATAACCTTTCTATTAAATCTTTTATTTCGTAATTAAGTTTTTCAGCATTGCTTTTGCAATGTCTGATTACCGCAGATAAAATGTTAGCATGAAATTTTTCTTGTATACTATCAAGTTCTTTATGCACAACACTTGGATCTGGGTAATCAAGATTGATTGCTATCTCATTTGCACCAGTCAAAGAGACATTCATTCCAAACAGATGTGAATTATTTTTTTGCATCTGAATTTTTTGCTACAAAGTCAGCACCGATGTTTGGATCTAATTCTCTCAAACCTTTTGATAATACTTCAATGCCTTGAACTACTTCTCCATAAGGTCTAGTAAATAAATATCTTAGTATGCTCTGTACTTGAGATCCAGATATTATATATTGTTTGTCCATTTGCTGTTGATGTGCAGCCATCGCTGCCATCTCTTCATTTTGTTTAGCTTCCGCCATTTTTTATCTCCTTTATTAAATTTTTTCTTTCATAGATGCTCAAATATAAACACATTTGAGTCTCCTAATAGTAACACCCTAGCCAATACTACATTCTCTTGTACGCTTAGATATGGGCGTTTAAACATGATTTGCTATGTTTTATGCATCTGGGTACTCCTTTTGTTGTGTTTCTACGTCTTGCTCTAAAACTTCTACAATTAATCTCTTTAAGTACCACTCTGCCTTTTCTAAATCTTGAACAGGCTGTCCTTTATACTTATACCTAGCCATGTATTTCATACATGCACCTTTAAGATAACCGTGAAATTCTTCAGTAGTCATAGATTCTTTGATAAGATCTATAGTCTCAGTTTTAGACTGTCTATAATGCTCTGGAAAATTTACATCATCTGCCATATCTTTTCTTTACCTCCTGGATATTAACAGTTTCAATATCATACTCTCCACCTTTTACATTACGTTTAACTATAAGTCCACTCCACCATAGTCTCTGAGTATTATATGCGTATGCTTCTCTGTGTGTCAAGTAGCAACCTGCAGATAATCCCATAATTTTTTTACCAGATGGCTTAGATGCAATAGCATAATCTAGTAGATGAGAATGCCCAACAGTAGATGATACTTTATTTTTATTAACCAATGCCCTGGCCATGTTCTCTCCAGAGATAGCTGTACCCATAACACCACTAGGAAAATTATGTGAATAGTATACACCATCTATGACTGCAGGATATCTGTAATCATAGGTATGCCATCCATACTCTGGGTACTTTAGATCTTCTATAGTCATGTGCCCTTCAAGCTCTGGATTATCTTCTACCATACGAAGTATACGATCTTCATGATTACCCAATAGCATGTGCATTTCAGCATCATGCTTTCCAATACCATCATTAAACTTCTGTAGTGCATCATGTGTATGCTCTACATCTTTTTTGTATCTTCTACCTTCAAATGATTTTTTCTTTCTATCGTAGCTAGACATAGAGTCCATACTTGCAAAGTCTCCCATACAAATTACTTTATCTACCTTTAAGTCTCTAGCCATTCTACCTGCCCAAGTAAATCTTTCATTGCTGGCATGAGGTGTGCAATGGGGGTCTCCTATTACTAAGTGTGTTGTCATTAATGTAAATCCTTTTTGTTTTTAAATTCTATTAAATCAAATACATTATCTGTATCATCTTGTCCATTAGGTTCTAGTATACTACTTTCAAAAGCCATAACTCCTTTTTCATATAGTACATCGGGCTGATCAATAGCCATCTTTACCATTCCCTTTGCAATGTAAGTGGCTATGTCACGTTCACTATCAGGTTTAGAATCTATTATACCTAGACTAAATCCATTCTCATGTGGCGTAATAATTACAGACACTGATGTAAAGAGATCTATATTTATATCATCTTTGTTGCTCATACTAGCCCCATCAATTCATCAATACCCTTTACTTCTTCATCATCTGCAGGCTTGCCTTCTTTTAAAAGTTTTTCTTTTTTATTATTTAGCATAGCTATTGTCTCTGCTACTTCTTTATCCTGTTCTTCTTTCATAAGCTCTATGTCTTCATCAGAAAGATTAGCTGGAAATGTTACCATATTATTCTCCTTTGTTTGTTTGTTTCATAATACCTATAAATGATACACAGTCAAGTACTATGAGGGGTTTCCTGCCATTCATTTTTAAAACTACGGCAGGTTCTAGTTTAGAATTTGAAATAGATTGATCATAAGCATCATACAATCCTTTCCATGTTTCTTTATTCTTACATTCAATAGAGAATGGGAATAACTTTTGGGCTTTTTCAGATAGTTTGATGTCTATACCAGACTCTCCCATGATAGCACACCATACATCTGTATCTACTTTTAAGCTAGGGAATGCACCAAGTAGTGCATCCCTAACCCAGTTTTGAAGCCTTCGCCCCTTGGCTTTTCTACTGCGTACACTAGAAGCCATCATCTACCCTTGGATTTTTGACTTCAGTATACCAAACCCACTTAGGGTTTTTTGCTTGAGATTGCTGTTGTGGCAGCATCTGCAAGTTTTCTCCCCAACAAGGAAACTTGTAAGGGCAGAAACCACATGCCGTACCTAGAACTTTATTGCCTGTCTTCTGCTTTCTAAAGTACTCATCTTCATCTTTGAAACATCTTTTAAATTCTTTATCTAAAGTTATAGCTCTTATATTATTATCAATATCACTGATTGCTTTCTCTTTATATTCTTCATCAGCCATTGGTGCCTCTGTTAGTACCCATTCTCCTGTAGATTTATTAATTACAATCCATCCACCAAATGGTTTTTGTCTAGCCTCTGCATACATATACCCTTGTGCTAGATATCCAAACAGATCATCATCTGCTACTGCATGAAAGCCACCGTTCTCACCAAACTTATTAGTGAATGACCATGGTGATGCACTTTTAATATCCCATACTTTATCTTCAATCTCTACATCAAGTGTGCCATTTACTGTGACTCCATCCAATTTATACTCTGTCTTTGTCTGCTCTGATTGTACCTCTACACCAGAGGCTTTCATAATTATCATAGCAGCTTGCTCTACTAAGTCACCAAAAAAATTTCTCATCTTAAAATTGTATGGCTGTGACTCACCTTTGATACCCCTCTTCTCCATCTGTAATTGGCATAAAGGTCTTCCGATGTTTGATGCTCTAAGACCAAACTCTTTTTTTCTTTGGTCAGTGAATTGCTTGCGGAATGATTCCATGCAAGCGTCACCAAACTGAGTGATCAAATCATCGGATACCTCAACCGCATCTTTCGATGCAGCCTCAAGAAACACCCTAACTTTTTCTAGGATGTCTGAACTCACGAAGCAAGTATCTCCGCTGGATCATCTTCTAGATCTTGCGTTGCTTCTATGATCTTTGCATCAGCTGTAGTAGGAGATGACTTCTTAGCAGAACGCCAGAGCTCTACTATCTCCTCGTTTTCAGTGTTGATAACATCCTGGAAAGATAAGAGAATCTCTTTTTCTTTGTCAGTAAATGTAACCTCCTCTGGATTGACTGATATATTTGATACATAGAATACATTGCTACCTGCTTTCTTCTTCATGGTTTTAAGTTCAAGTGTGTGATTAAACATTACTTTACCTCTGCGTCTGAGACTTTCTATTGCCTCTCCAACAGGTTTAAAGTTACTGCCTGTTACTTTCCACAACACTGGTAATTCTTTTACCTCTGTTGTGTCTCCTCCTGGTACACTACCTTTAAAAGAAACTAAGCCATAAACTAAACGATAACACTTTATCGCTTTCTGTTTCATTCTCTCTTCATCAGAAAGATTAGCAAGTTCTTTTGCTGGTATCTTACCACATCGCACACCACCTTGTATATCTATAGCCTCGTCTTTCCAAGACTTAAAGATTATACTTCTGTTGCTATACTCATTCTTGTCTGCATCGTACTTCATGTACTGGTATGCATTCATGAATGGTCTGAACGTAACAGGCTTTCCGTAAGCCATGCTATCTAGTTCTGGAACATACACACCGTATGATCCTACAGGTACTTCCGCACCATCATCGTTCTCTGGAAATCTATTTATAGCTAGCTTCGGTAAGAAGTTGCCAGTAGAAGATTTCTCTTGGCCAATCATAGACATGATCTGATCTTGTGATAGACCATCTATGTTAGCCACTTCATTATTAGACATCAAATTGTCCTCCTTTGTTTGGTTTGTTCTGTTATACACTATTTTTACTTCCTTGTCAATAAAATTGTTTAACGAAAATGCAATAAAAAAATACAGTATATCACAAATAATACGAACACTGTATGTATTATATTTTCATAAATTTTCACAAAGCTATTCCTTTCTGTTGGATTATAACATTCATATCAAGCCAATCATACCCAATCTTAGTCTCTGTGTCAAGGGGTACATTGAAGTCTATATCATAGTAAGACTTAAGAGAGTCTATAACATTTAATGTAGCAAGATCTAATATGTCTGCCATCTTATCTTCCTCGCCTGGATATATATCTGCAACTATAGAGTCATGAACAGTATTAATTAATAAACTCTTAACATCATTTTCTTTCATAAGATTATAAGCATTGATACATGCTATAGGTACAACATCAGCAGTAGCAAATCCTTGAACAGGATAGTTCTTTATTTGTGTAGAGTAACTAGACCCACCCCAAGCCTGTCTCTGTGCATATGGAAATGCGTACTCTCGACCTGATGGTGTTTTAATTTTTTTATACTGTATAGCATTACTCTGTAGATCTTCATGCCACTTTGCAATATCTTTATACTTATCTAAGAATGCTTTATAGTATCTCTTCTGATCTTCTGTACCTGACATGCCACCATATAAAGGTTTGAATGTATGTGCCTTTGCATCTTGTCTAGATACTCCTATAGTATCCGCAGTGAATTGATGGACATCCACCCCATCTTCTATATCTTTCATGCCTTGCTTATCTTGTGCCAGAAATACAGCAGTTCTAAACTCTAGCTGCGAAAAATCTATCTCCATTATTTTACCCCCATCAAATCTAGAAGTAATTACTTTACGGATAGGAAATGTATTACCTCTTGGTTGATTCTGAAAGTTAGGATCACGACTAGATAATCTACCTGTAGCTGTAACACACTGCATAAACTTAGGATGTAGTATGCTATCTGCATGTACATGATCTCTCATACCATTTACAAATGTATTTAAATATGTATCAATGGCATTGTATCTAATAATAAGATCAACAAATTCTTTTAGGTCACCTTCAGATCTCATTGATATTTTTTTAAGAGTATCTCTATCTGTTTTAAAACCTCCATCAGCTACCTCTGACACACCAACAGGTTCTTGTTTAAACCCTGCAACTTTGTTTAGATTACTATAGATGAGTCCTGTTCCATCACAGGTCATACATTTAGATAGTTGCTTATACATATTCCCATCAACTTTGAATCTTTGAAACTTACCATCTCCATTACACTTATCACATTGAGTTGCCATAGTCTTCATAATAGTTGTTGTGTTGTTGTACACTGCATCCTTAAATTTAGACTTAGAAAATATAGGTCGTTTCTTTTTCTTCTTGGTAGACTTATCTATTCCTATATTAAATAGCTGAGACCATTTCTTTTTGTCATCAACTTTTCTAGAATAAAGTAACCAAGATAACTGCTCAGTACTTGCAGGATTAATTGGAGTGTCCCCCATCTGTTCCCAGATTATACTCTTAATCTTTTGTGCTATCATACCAAACTCTTCTTGGAATTCTTTTTCAACTGCATCTAGTTTGTTTGTGTCTATGTGTATGCCATTCATCTCCATATCAGATAGGACAGGAAGAAACTCATTCATCATCTTAGCTGACTTAAGTAAACCTTTATTGTCTGCCTTCTTAAAGTCTGCCATCTGTGCATCAAACAGAGCTCTAGTAGATACCACATCTTGTCTGCCATACTCTTCAATAATATCAACAGGTATATTTTCAAATGATATTTTATCTTTCATGTATTGATCTACTGCATCGGACTTTTGAGATATGCTTCTACGTTTACAAATCTCCTTTAAAGACAATGGCTTACGCAATCCTCGTAGTAGTACATACTCACCAATCATTGTGTCATACAGCCTGCCATTATATTTAAATCCAGACTCTAGTAGCCATACTAAATCAAACTTTATGTTGTGACCTACTAATAGTTTAGTTCTATCTAGAATATCTTGAACTGCTTTATGATTTGCTTGCGTGTCAAACTCTTTGTGATTGTGATTAAAAAAGAAATAGTCTTCATAAATATCTTTGTACTTATGCCACGGTTTAGCTCCAACAAAGTTTACTCCAATACTAACTAAAAAATTATGTGGATTAAAAGGTAGTGGATCTACCTTGCCTTCTACAATTTGAAAGCTAGTCTCTACATCTAATGTAGTAATCATACTCTGTACCTCGATAGTTGTGGTTCAATATTACAAGTGATCTCTCCATGATAACCTGATATCTTATTCTTACTTATACACAACACCCTTGTAGTGTCAAGGGAATCTAAGCTACCATGTTTACCTATGCCTATGATCAAGTCTGCCTCTGCTGCTTTACCTGTCTTTGAGTTCTCCATCATATCAAATGATATACTTGTCTTACCATGTGCGTCTGCTGATGCTTGTGATATAGCTATAACACAACAGTCATGTCGCTTTGCTATCTCTCTTGCTCCTGTGTATACAGCTCTAAGTTTCTCATCTGTTCGTGAAAAATTACCAACAACATTTACTTTATCTAATTGATCAATGATAAGTATATCAGGCTTGTGTTGCTCACAATGATTATTGACATCATCAATAGTCCAATCAACAGTATCCATAAGTTTAACATTATCTTTTATATCCTTCCATTTGTCTTTTGCTAATTCCATATTATCTACTATCTCTTCTTTAGTCATACCTGTATGTGCATTGATGACTCTCATCTGTGTTCTTACTGCAGGCTCCTCATTAATTAGTGCATGTACCTTTGCCCCCTGTGAAGCAAATCCTTGTAGCCCACCAACTAAGTTTACCCAGAATGCAGTCTTACCAGACTCTGGTCTAGCAAATAGTATTACTAAATTACCTGCACCTACACCTGGCACCTGCTCATTAAGACTTGGAAGATTAAATGAAAACTTAGTTTGTATATCTAAACTATCCATAAGCTCTGCAATGTCATCAGTTACTGCATCCTCCTCTTGAACTTCTTCGTGTGTGCCTTCAAGTAAAGCATTGATATCATTGAAAGATCTAGAGTGCCCATTGAATATGTCTGTTGCTACTACTGCAATCTTATGAGCAAGATTACGTTTGTGTACAGCACTAAGTATATCTTCAACAACATCCTCATTAGGCTCTTGTTCATCTCTGATCTCATCAACCATTGATCTAAAGTTTACTTGTGCTGCTCTGGTTAAAGCAGGATTATATTTTTCTAAATGTAAATCTATAAGTTCATCTATAGATAAATCTTTTTCATAGTCTTCATGTGCTTTCTGTATGGTAGTGAACACACTTCCAAGACCATTAGTAAATGTAGTCTTAGATACTTTTGATTTGTTTTTATCATAAAACTTTTTCTTTAGTAATAGTTTTATCAGTTGTCGTTCTTGCATAGGATCTCCTTTATCATCGCAGGTCTATAATATTTTAGATCATCTTTTAATATAGCAACTCTAGTCTTTACCTTTGCACTCTCTAATGATTTTGCTATGTCATATGATTTTGTTGTTGCGTCTCTATCTAAAGCAACTATTACTTCCTTAAACTTTTTTTGTATTACAGGAATAAAAGAGTCAGACAGACTTGTACCCATAAGTGCAACGCCTGCAAAATTTGATGAGACTGCACAAGCCGAAGCACAGTCTTCCACTACTACTGCAACATCACCCTCACCACAAATGTAAGGATAATCTTTTCTACCATACACATACCATTTAGGTACAATGTCTGCACGCATTGCCCTACCAACACCACCTATAATCTTATGGCTATCATCTTTAATTAAGAACACAGCTCTATGTGCCTGTGGATCATATTGTATGTTAGCCATACCTTTGTTGTATGCATCAATACAATTGTTTTCATTTAAATATTTTGCTACTCTATGAGTAGAGTGGCCTGGCTGAAAGTAATCAGGAACCACCCAATTTACTTTGTCTTCTTTCTTTTTGTTTACCATATAAGTAATATCCTCCATTGTTTTTTCTGTATCAAGAACTCCCTTTGCATTGCATGATGCACTAAAGCAATACCATTTCATCTGTCCGCTATCTTTGGTCAGCTGTAACGTGTTGTTATGAAAGCAAAAAGGGCAATCCATTCTTATGGACTGCCCTGTATGTATTGGTATGTTCTTTATTACTTCTGTTTGTTCTCTGTAATTCATGCAAGGCTTATACCACAAATGCTATATTCTGTCAAGTCCTTCCGCAACTCCTATGGCTTTTCCTAACTGATATATTATTTGTGGCACCACTGCATTGCCTAATGATTTAAGTCTGTGTGCCCTATTGGAAACCCCATGAGCCACTCTACCCACATCGGGTTCAAGCTCCCACCAGCTTGGGTTGCTAATGTCGGTGTATTCCTCTTGGCTTCTGAAGGACTCCTGCCATTGTCCTTCCAACATCTGCTTGTTGGTGTCTGATACATCTTCACTGCCAGACTTAGAGGTGTTCCCCCTTGTGCGTACTTCTTCTTCCTGTCTGATGTATCCGTTGTTGCTGTTGGCCAAAGCATTTTCTCGTGTGCCACCTGATCGTTCAGACTTATTGGCATACCCTTGTCTATCTTCATCTTCATTCTCTTCTTGCTTGATGCCCCTCGATTGCAGTGTGCGTCTGGAGTTCTCCATACTTTGTCCGATGAAGAACGTTCTGTATCTTTGGTGCGGTGCGTTGACGCTAGCAGCTGGAAGTACGAAACATTTTGTTTGGAAGCCTTCTTCTTCCAAGTCAGAGTGCACTTGTTTGAATACCATGCCGTCTTCGATGTTAATAATTCCTCGCACATTTTCTCCAATAACCCACCTTGGTTTTGCTTCTCTAATGACTCGTAACATTTCTGGCCAGAGATAGCGATCATCACTTGTGCCTTTTCTTTTTCCTGCAAATGAGAATCCTTGGCAGGGGAATCCTCCAACGACAACGTCAGCTGTTGGGGGATTGTAGGTTTTGACATCTTCATGTATTGGTACTCCTTTAAAGTTTTTAGTTAATATTTTTTTGCAGAACTTATCCATCTCTACAAACTGTAGAGTCTCAAAGTATCCCGTTGCCTCAAGTCCAAGTGCGAAACCACCTATGCCTGAGAATAAATCTATTGTTGTTAATTTCATAATGTGTCCTATAAAAAGATGGGGTAGGTAACGACCAAACCTACCCCTTGAAACGAACACTACCTCTACAGCATGCTTCGTGTTTTACTATGTCCGATTCAATACAGTAAACATACACTATTTTTTAGTGTCTGTCAATTCCTCTTTTAGTTTATCTTTTAGATTATCTTTTATCTTTTTGGCAGTCGCTTTATCAACACCATCTATGATAAGATGTGTGTCCCACCAATCTTCTTCTTTCTTTTTATTAGCCATGTCTCTCTCATGTCCTTCCTTGTAGTAGTTATACATGTTTCTGTAAAAACAATTTGTAAATTGTGGGCTATTGTCTCTCATCTATGTAGATAACAAAGCTATCAGCTTCGTCTCCATTAATAGAATGATGCCAATTGCCTTGGCCTCTCCATCTTCTCACTACCCTATGAGTAGTGCGACTGTTGAGATACTTCCTAACATTCTGAAAGAACTCTTCGCCTTCATCTGTATTAGGCACACCCTCAAAGACATAACGCCCTTGAAGGAGTCTTTCACTTGGAGCTCTACTCATTCTGCTATATCCTCCGCTGGTGTTAGCTTTAACTGATTGCCTTTGTATTGTAACTTAACAGTATATAACTTACCATTAAACTTAATCCAATCTATTGTTTGAAGATTGATGTTACGGTACTCAGCTTTAGCAGTGTCCCATACAATCATAAACTCTTCTTTATTAGTTGTTCTCTTTCCACCTCTCAGATGTTTCTTTACACCTAGCATACAATTCATAACTCTATCTTCTCCGTTCTTCTTTGTGAACTTTGCAGAGAATATTTTAGAACCTACGATTTTATGTAGTTGATCTGAAAAGGTTTGTCGTTTTAGTCTTTGCATTTCTGCCTCCTTGGTTGTTGTTAATAAACGAGAGAGGCTTATAGACTAACTAGTTAGCCATTCCCACCTCTCTCTATCCTCATACACACTAGCTAGTGGAAGGCTCTGTACCTTACATAACGCATGAGAATATCGTATAATAGCACTATCATATCACTATGTCAATGCGTCTTAAATATAACTGATTGCTTCTTCATTGACCAACACAGACCACAATCGGCACAACTCTTGGCTTTGCCTGTCTGCTCTGGGCATACTACACCTTTGTCTGCTATCTCTTCTGAGTTAGCTGATAGTATATCTCTTGTGTAATCTGAGAATCGTACTGAGAATCTATCCCATTGTGCTGTGCGTATTCTCTTGATCTCATCTCCTATGTCTGTGCCTGGGTGCCAATGTGTGTACCCCCAGATAGCAAGTCCAGGAAATTTATCAAGGCATCTCTCCCAGAACTGTACATAATCTACTGAATAGAAATCACCAAGCACATGAAGTCGTACAAGAAACTTATCATGCTTCTTCTGTATCTCTGTGAGGTCTGCGTATAGTTTGTGTGTCAGTCCCTTGCCATGTGATATCCTGTGTGCGAATGGCATGTTATTGCCATAGCAATCATCCCAATGACCACAAGTACGAGGGCATGTGGCTCTCTCTTCTAATGTTAGTGTGAATATAGGTCTATCCTTATGCATGCCCTTGCTTACCTTCTTACCTAACTTCTTATTGATAACAGGCTTCAGAGCTTTATAAGGATAGAACTCCACCACCTTGATCGTTTTAGTGTAGATGGTGTGACCGTTTTTAATCTTGTCTAAAGATATTTGTGAGTAATTTTTTTTCATACAGCTATACTATGTGATTCGTTTACTTGTGTCAACCACCAAGCAGGTGCGTCTACACCCTTCGCCCACTTAGCAAAATATCTTTTATCATTCCAATAATATTTTCTGTATGCTTCTATGTAGTTATCACATTTGTATTCATCTGGCATACATTGTGGTGGTGTAGTAAATCCTATGTCTGGAATGTTTACAGTTCCTATTATATATTCTCTTGCTAACACTTGAAGTATTCTATGTGACTTGTGCTTCTTGAAAAATCTATAGTTGTACTGTTGTGAGATTGTTACTGCATGATCAAATGCCCAATCAAAGTTTGCCCTTGAGTCTCCAGTCCATATGGTCATTGGGTGTTTGGGATATGCAGATTTGTAGAGCTCTTCATGTTCTCCCATGTGTCTTTGGTATGCGGTAGATAACATCTGGCATGTCTCAAGCAACATCTTGGGTACATGCTTATCACATAACATCTTTGCTGATACTTCTGGCATCTCATCTAAAAAAAATATATTCATAATACTCCTTGACTTAAATTAAAATTCATGCTATATGAACCTGTGGTTCCGAGGGGGGTCTATATACCATACTGTATATGATATTCCTTTTGGTACGTTCGAATCTTTTCTGCATTAGCCTCTCGATATTTCTTACCATACTCATACACTAGTCTCTTCTTGTATGCAATACCCTCTGGACTTGATAGAAATTTTTCTCTCTCTTCTCGTAAGTTCTTTACTGTGTTGCGAAGTTTGTCCATAGTTTTCTTGCGATAGTATTGCCTATGATATACTTTTCTACTCATACTGGCAACCCTTCTAATCTTTTAGCCATAGATTCATAGTCTGGTAGACTTACTTTACTGTATGTTTTCTTGCGAGGTTTACTTACAACTACAGGCTTGATAGGTTCGGCTCTGTTAGCCTCAATGATAGGAATTATCTGAGACATTATGTCTGGTCGTTGTAGAAAATTCCTCATACAATCTTGAGAATGAAACTGATATTCTATTGTATCAGATACACGCCTACTATACTCTACATAGTATTGAGTTCTACCACCTTGGTTGTATGGTACTAGAGTATCTATCTTTAAGCGTCTTGTTTCTGAGTATCTTCTGTTCATGAAACCTTCGTTGAGACATTGTTGAAGAAACAATTCTGCTTCTTCTCTGTTGTCAAACACTTCACCTCTATCTTGTAACTCATAGAACCAATAGTGCTCATAGCCATCGGTGCCATACCATTGTTGTGTTGATGTTCGTGCCATTCGTTTACCACAGTTGGCACAGTAGATTTTAGGTCTTCCGTTTTTGTCTAGTTCTTGTGTCATGTCGTTTTTTCTCCTTGTTTAGTTTTTTCTTTTTGTAATACTCAATCCAGAAAGGATTGGGTTTGGTATAAAAGTTTGAGTTCATGCCCCTAGTATAAGCATTTATGTATATAAGTCAAGCACTTATATGTATTGACATACACACATGAATACCATATACTAATCACATATCAACGCCAACAAAAGGAGATAATCTAATGGCAAAAACACTAATAGATAAGACTGCAAAGGAGAATATTATTCTACCTCATGCACTCAAGACTATCCACGCATTACCTAGTGAGCATAGGAATTCTTATGTAGAAGCTAGAGATAAATGGAGAGAGGCTTACGACCAATCTTGGAATGTAGCCAACAGTTATATCACATCACATGTACCACAAGATCAGATACAGATTGTGAAAGAAGTAAGTGATAACAACAAATGGAATCTATCAGGTATGCCTATGGGTAAAGCCATAGCAGATCTTAAGTTAGAAGATTTTGTTTGTAAAGAATACGACAAAATAAAAAGCACAGTAGGTGAAAGTGGTAGATACAGCCATCATGGTCGTGAGGCATTTCATTTAGACCAATGTGTTTCTTTTAATCTAGTATCAAGAGAATCAGATGACATGAGAAGCTATGACGCAAGGGCTGACTTCAACACCTATCCAGATAGAAGTACCTTTGAATTAGTAGAGCATGACTACCTAAAAGAAAATGGTATCATGGCTGTAGACTCTAAGGAGTACCAAGATAGGTCTTGGAGAGTAAGGGAAGAGCTAGATACCCAGATCAATAGTCATGAGGCTTATACCAAATGGGTTGTTGACAACTTCAATGACAAAGTTTGTATTCGCTTGAATGTTGATTGTCATACTCAAGGCCTGGCTGTTCATGACCTTGATGATTTCAATACTATCAAACAAGAGAAGATACTTAGAAGTAGAATGTCAATGGCTTTGGATAATCTTAAGGAAGAGAGACAAGGCTACTATGATGATGTCAAAGGTATCTTATCTAAGATAAGAAGTGTTGAGGGATTAATGGAATCTCCACTAGGTAAGATGATGAAGCCGATTGAAGGTGACCTTCAAGGTGTCGGTACATCTATTGCCCTAACGCCTCAAGCACAGTTCAGAATCAATAAGTTAAACAATGCCTTAGATGGTATTGCTGACACACCACAAGAGGTGCCAAATGTAATCGTGTTGCATGGCATGTCTGGTACTGCATGATGAACCCAGAAGATGAGTTCGGCTGGTAGTCGAGCAAATGTGGTGCAGAATTTCGGCAGTCTGTTAAATGTTGGGACACCATAACAGCCACAAAAAACCCCACTAAGATAATTCCTAGTGGGGTTTTTTTAGATCTAAATTTATTTATTCAGAGCATTCATGGTATATAGAATAATCTTTTTTTTCTTTTTCTTCTATCGTTTCTTTTACAGTTTGATTAGTTAGCCACGCTTCACATCTCTCTTTAGAGTTATGAGAAAATTCTACATAATGTGAGGTTTCATTTATTGATTTCCATTCTTCTTTTCTTACAACAAGATACATAATTTATCCTTTCTCTCCAAATGTTTACGCTACCCCTAGAGTTTGGAGACGACTAGAGGTAGGATTCCTAACGGAATATTAGACAGAAGCCACTGCCGAAACTATTGCTAGTGTTGACCATATACACAAACATACAATCAAAGCTATTGCATAAAGATATAATAGATTCATTCTGGGTACAGAGCTCCAACAGGATAGAGTTTAATAAAAACTTCTAGTCCTTTTTCTCTACTATATTCTTCTTCTTTATAGTTCCTATGCTCTCGGTTAGTACGCCTCAACCAAGTATCAAAGTTAGTTTCTCTTGAATGATTATCATTCCATTCAAAAGTTACTGGCTCAACATTAGATTCAAAAGTCATTGTGTATAACCTTCCATTGTAATCTGCGTCTTTGTCGCAACAGATAGTTAAGATTGTTAAGCCACATGATAGTTATATCTGCATAGCGTGTATCACGCACACCTTTGATGGTTGCACGTATTCGTTTTCTATTCCAGTTATATGCTTGTTTACTATCAAGATCAAAGTACTTATTATAGTCAGCAGTTAAGTTTCTATTTACAATCATAGCTGCCTCCCTTTGGTTAGTTCAGCAACTATTCTTGAAGTTACATCACCTAACCTAATCATACCGCCCTCTCTCTCTGGTGTGGTACAATTAGGACAGTTCTTTGATCCTTCTGGGGTTCGTATAAAGTGATTACCTTTACAGTCATCACAATATGGTTGAGTGTTTATAGCCATAAGATAGCCATAACAATTATATAGATAATTTCTTCTACTAGCATCATTGTCTCCTTTGGTTGATGTGTTGTGGCATAAGTGCCGATTACTTACAAGTATAGCACATCAAAAGGTAGAGTCAATACCTAGTACAATTACAGGATTACTGAAGCAACTGGAAGTATCACAAAGAATAATACTCCAACATGGAATAGTATTGTTGCTACAATATTTGTATCATTATTATTTTTTTTGTCGTTCATACCAATCAACTTATATCTTAGAGCTCTGTATGTCAATACCTTTCTAGCAATGGGTTGCGATCTGTCGGTTCTAAACGGCCTGGCCTTTAGCAGCATTTTTTACAATTTCAATTAACTATTAACTCATTGAAATATATATATATTCCTAGTCAATATTGACTAAGATTATTTAATTAAATCAATGTATTAATAGGGCTTGTACTAATAGAATAATTAGTTTATAAAATAGGTATTCCTTGCAAGTTTATTTTATAAAGGAATATAAAAAATATGACTAAAAAAACTTTAAATAATATCACTAATGAAAGTTTAAAAACTGAGGAAAATAATATTAAAAAAATATTAGCAGATTCAGTTGAAACTTTAATTAAATTTGATACTGACATTGAAGCAATTAGAATAGACTTGCGAAAAACTCTTTTCCCTTTCTTAGAAAAGAAATCTATTTTTGAGGATAGAGAAAAGAAAAGTAAGACTGATATTAAAGAGGAATTAAAACCCCTATTTAGTATTGGTAGATTAACTTCATATCTTTATGAGTTAAGCGGTGAAGTTAAAAGCGATCATACAGGAATTAATAAAACTCAATTCGGTAGAATTGTAGAAAGTGTAGTTAAGGAATGTTTGATTTTAAAAGAGTGTTCAAATGATGAAAGCCCATATCATAATGAAGTTATGGTGTATTCAGATAAGAACGCTAAGAAAACCCCACAAGGTGAAATACTATCTAGGTATTGTAGTTCTCCAAAGTGGAATAAGAAAACTAAGGAATTCGAGTTTAAGAATGATAGAATTTCTAAGTTAATAAATGAGTGCTTAGTTATAGAACATCAAAATTTTAAACAAGATTGGAAAAAACAAAACCCAGATACTAATGAATTAGAGACTGTTTACAATACTCAATCTAGTTTAATTAAATGTTCAATAGAAATGATTGCAACGCTTTACAGTAAAATATTTAAGACTGAAAAAGAAAGTGATACTGACTATTCTTTAGAAGTTCATAAATTATTAACTGAAGTAAACACAAGATTAACTGATGAATTATTAAGTGATGAAAATAGTATCGCTTTAATTTCAATAGATGATCGAGTTGAGAAAGCATATAAACAATTACAGGCAACATTAAAAACTATTGATAGTGAAAGAATTCGCATCTTAAAAGCAGATGGTGAAGTTGACTTCTCAATGGTAAAAAAAGAAATAGTAAATAAATAAATCAATCATACTTGCAAGGAATAATTAAGGGGTACTTTAAACAGTACCCTTTATTTTTTTACGGCTACATATTAAAAGCTCCAGCATAGATACCATTATGAAATCTATTAAAGATTAATAGGTGGTTATTAAGTAGCCTATAAGATACGCAATCTAGTCTGACCTAGTTTATAAATTAATAGCAACCATAAAAGAAATTATTATTAAAATTTCTATGGGCTGTTATAGATTTTTTTAGAATTGTCAATAAGTTTATATAAATATATTTTATCTAGGAATATCAAGGGGATAGGCAGGTGGTCAGGGGGGGTGGGTGCTATATCCTATACGCCACTGCTGGAAAATCAGTAGAAATCAATGGTAACCACTTTGGTGGCCACATTAGTATGGTACCTGTAGGGGTCCCCCACCCATATGGGAGTCCCTAATAGTGTCATTGAGTACTATATGTAAGGCCCTGGGGGTAGGCCCTAATACCATTATACACCCTAGATGCGATTCTGTCAATAAAAAAATAAAAAACTTAAATAAAACAAAAAAATAGATTGACAGAATTGCTATATGTGTGTATAATAGATAGATATACAGTAGTTACCAACGGGTCACACAGATATATAACGAAAACAACCAAGGACATTCACGGAAACTACTGGTTTTTAAGGAAAAA